TGGAAAAAGGTTTGCCAGTTATATTTTTTCTAGTATAGGGTTCGATCAAAGGAGAAGAGTTATGGCTGAGAAGAAGAGTTCTAACAAGGTACGGGCTAGGGATGATAGTGGTGCTTTCATTGCTGACGATCCCAAGACAGAGAAGAATGAAGCTTGGGTTTCTCTCTCTGCAAATGAAATTAACAAATTGAGATTAAAGGCGTTAAGGAAAAGTATGCTTAAGGAGCAGAAGTCCAAGGATGCGTAAGGAACACAAAAGTCCTACTGGTGGTTTAACTGCTGCTGGTCGCGCTCACTTTAAGAGGACTGAGGGCGCTAACCTTAAGCCAGCAGTTAGTAAGGGAACTAATCCCCGACGTATTTCTTTCGCTGCAAGGTTCGCTGGAATGAAGGGGCCGATGAAGAAACCGAACGGTGAGCCTACGCGTAAAGCATTAGCATTAAAGAAGTGGGGCTTTGGCTCTGTTGAAGCTGCCCGTAACTTTGCAAGGAGGAATAAGAAGTCGTAATGTGTTTTGGTGGATCTAGCGCGGAAAGCCGCTATCAAGCAATGAAGAAGACATATGATCCTCTTCCTTCGCTAAAAATGGAACCGAGTTCCTCAGTAAGCGGGAGTACATCCTCCCAGCTTAGAGATGTACGGCGTAAGGGAATGAAGAAACGATCCCTTCTTACTCCTCTTCTCATGAACGAGACATGAGTTTCTTGAACACAATAAGCGTAGAAGACCTCTCTCTTCTTCGCCGCATAGTTCGTAAGACTCATTACGCCTATGTAGAAGCCAAGCATGGTAAGAACTTTGTAACTGACACAGAGTGCGACAAGCTTATTTCCAGCATTGGCCCTGAGGTTGTTGAGCGTATGATTAAATTTGGCGTAGATAAAGGATTAAGGTAATGAGCCTATATGAAAACATGAACAGAAGAAAGAAAGCTGGAACTAGCCGTTCCAAGAAGAACTCTACTGTCACTGCTAAGTCCTATGCCAATATGAAAGCTGGCTTCCCTAAGAAGAAGAAAAGCCTTCTAAAGAAGTAATGGCTGAATTTAAATACAAGCCTGATGGCGATGTAATAAAAGCCTTTATGAAAAACACCACGTTCTTTCGTGGCATAAGAGGCCCCGTAGGTTCTGGTAAATCTGTTAGCTGCTGCGTTGAAGTGTTTCGCCGCGCCCTTGAGCAGAAGAAAGCATCTGACGGAATACGTCATAGTCGATGGGCAATCATTAGAAATACCAATCCCCAGCTTAGAACTACTACAATCAAGACTTGGTTAGATTGGTTTCCCGAAGCAGATTGGGGTAAGTTCACTTGGTCTGTGCCATATACCCACCACATAAAAAAAGGTGACATAGACCTTGAGGTTCTTTTCTTAGCTCTTGATAGGCCAGAAGATGTTAAAAAACTATTATCTCTTGAGCTTACTGGTGTCTGGATTAATGAGGCGCGTGAGCTTCCGAAAAGTATTATTGATGCCTGCACAATGCGTGTTGGTCGTTACCCTTCAATGCGTGATGGTGGCCCTTCTTGGACTGGCGTTATTGCCGATACCAACGCTCCTGAGGAAGATCACTGGTGGCCGATCATGGCCGGAGAGGTTCCAGTGCCAGATCATATTCCGCGTGAGCAAGCTAAGATGCTGGTTAAACCAGACAACTGGAAGTTCTTTACGCAGCCCTCTGGAATGGTCGAGGCCAGAGACGAAGACGGGGAAATAAAGGACTACGTTCCTAACTCTAACGCTGAAAACACTAAGAACATGATGAAGTCTTACTACCCAAACCTTATTCAAGGTAAGACTAAAAGCTGGATTGATGTATATGTGATGAATAGATTAGGCCACATTCAAGACGGAAAGCCTGTGTATCCTATGTTTGCACCAGAAATCCATGTAGCTGATGAGGAAATACCAGTAGCGGCAGGGGTTCCTGTCTATGTCGGCGTTGACTTTGGGCTTACACCAGCAGCCGTATTTGGTCAGAAGATACGAGGACGCTGGTTCTTACAGTCAGAGATCGTAGCTATTGACATGGGCATAGTGAGATTTGCCGAAGTTATGAGGAATGAACTATCTACACGTTATGCTGCTGCGGGGGATGTTATTATATATGGCGATCCCGCTGGTGACTTTAGAGCGCAGACTGATGAATCCACACCCTTTCACATTCTGCGTGGTGCTGGCTTGAAGGCGTTCCCAGCGCCCTCCAACTCTGTTGATCTTCGACTTGAAGCTGTCTCTTCCCAGCTAACCAAGATGTCCGAAGGTAAGCCAGTGCTTTTAATTGATAGGCGATGCCCACAGCTTATCAAAGGATTTGAAGGTGGGTATGCCTACAAGCGTATGGAAGTATCAGGTGAGCGTTATGCAGATAAACCTGACAAGAATATGTTTAGCCACGTTCACGATGCAGCGCAGTACCTATTTCTAGGCGCTGGTGAAGGTAGAGCCTTGATGAACTCACAGAAACCAGCAGTACCAGTAGTAGCAAAACGTAGCTTTGATGTATTCAATAGGGGCGGTAGCTCAAGAAAGAAGCCTAGCTTCTGGGCAAGGATGTAGTTTTCCATTGATGTTTTGTGGTTTTTGTGCTTACGAAGAATAAACAAAGGAGATCGCTATGTGTTTTGGCCCTAGCTCATCAGCAAAACAAGCCTCGGCTGAACAGCGTGTAGAAGCTGACGATTTAGAACGTGAGGAAATAGAGGATCGCGCAGAGCAAAAGCGCGAAGATATTTCCGATGTACTAACAAGAAGAAAAACTAAAGGCACTCGTAGGTCTTTATTCTCTGGTGGGCGTCAAGGATTTTTAGGTAGGTTTGACTAATGGCTGAAGATCCAATCGCAAAGCAATACATTGCAAGTTACATAAAAGCTAAAGCATTTCGTGAGAACTGGGTTCCATTGTTTGAGGAGTGCTATGAGTATGCACTTCCACAGCGAGAGTCATTCTACCATGAGGAAGCTGGGCAGCGCAGGGACGATAGGATCTTTGACGAAACAGCAGTCGTAGGTGTTCAAGAGTTTGCTAGTCGTTTACAGTCTGGCATTGTTCCTAACTTTGCACGATGGGCTGACCTTATGGCTGGTAGTGAAGTTCCTGTTGAGCAGCGCGAAGAAGTCAACAACGAGCTAGACGAAGTTACTGAGTATGTATTCGAGGTTCTTCAGAACTCTAACTTCAGCCAAGAAGTGCATGAGTCTTTTATGGATCTAGCCGTTGGTACTGGTGTGTTGTGCGTTGAAGAAGGTGACTCAATTAATCCAGTAACCTTCTCTGCAATCCCACTACCTCACGTTGTACTAGACACTGGCCCTGACGATAAGATTGATCACGTTTACAGAGAGCGCAAGAAAGTAAAGTTTGACCACTTGCAGCTTATGTATCCGAACGGAAAGTTTAACGATCAGGTTCTTTCGTTCATGGGATCAGGTAGAGAAACAACTGTACTTGAGGTAGTCTGCCGAGACTACTCTAAGAAAAATCAAGAAGCATACTTTCACTATGCTATCTGCATGACAACTAAATCATGTATATATTCTAAAGAAATATCTGGAATTGGGTCAAATCCCTTTGTTTGCTTCCGCTGGTCTAAGTGTGCTGGCGAAGTCTATGGCCGTGGCCCACTTATCAATGCGCTATCAGCTATTAAAACAACCAACCTTACTATAGAACTAATCCTTGAAAATGCTCAAATGTCTATCTCTGGCATATACCAAATGGAAGATGATGGCGTTATTAACCCTGATACCATCAACCTTGTTCCAGGATCTATCATTCCAAAAGCTATGGGTTCTGCTGGATTACAGCCAATACAATCTGCTGGTAGGTTCGATGTAGCACAGCTTGTTTTGTCTGACATGAGGCTGAATATTAAACGCGCACTTTACAATGATATGCTTGGTAATCCTGACAAGACACCAGCTTCTGCTACTGAGGTAGCTGAAAGAATGGCTGACCTGTCTCGCAGAATGGGGTCTGCATTTGGTAGATTGCAAGCCGAGCTTGTGCAGCCCGTACTGCAAAGGGTTATCTACATACTTAAAAAGCAGGGACGCATTGAAGTTCCGACAGTTAATGGCAGGGAAGTAAAGGTACGCTCTGTATCTCCGCTTGCTCAAGCCCAAGCAAATCAAGACATCTCAAGTGTAGCTCGTTTCCTAGAGTTAGTTGGTAGTTCGTTTGGCCCAGAGATGTTACAGTTATTAGTTGATGGAGAGCAGACAGCTATCCACTTAGCTAAGAAGTTCGGAGTTCCTGAGAGTTTAATTAGGGATGAAGAGCAGCGCAAACAAATAGCGCAGATGGCGCAACAGATGGCGCAACAACAAATGCAACAACAGCAAGGACAAATGGGTGAACAGCCAGAAGGTTAATATTGGAATAGACGGGATACAACGGAAGAGTGATCTTGATAAGCAGATAAGTCACAATGTATCAAAAGTGTTTGAATCGCCAACAGGCAAGGAAGTTATTCGTTATCTACGCTCAGTTACTATAGAAATGGTAAATGGGCCAAATGTAACTACGGAAGAGTTACGTCATATAGAAGGGCAGAGATATATCGTTGGTCTTATTGAGCAACGTATTGCCCATTCACATAGGAGTAAGAACAAATGAGTGACACACTAATGAACTCTCAATTAGGGGAAGCCGCACCAGTAGAGGCTGCACCAGCAGAAGAGCAGCGTGACTTTGTAGTTGCAGAAGATACGCAACCAGAACGCCCTGAGTGGTTACCAGAAAAATACACAAGTGGTGAAGACTTAGCCAAGGCTTACAAAGAGCTTGAGTCTAAGCTTGGTGGTAAGGAAGAAGACATACGCAATAAGCTTCTTGAAGAGATCAAGGCAGAAAGCTTTAGCGAAAGACCTGAGTCCTCTGGCGATTACCAGTTACCTGAGTCTGTAGATGAAGAGCTTGCTGTTGATAACGATCTACTCAAGTGGTGGTCTGAACATTCTTTTGAGAATGGCTACAGCCAAGACGAGTTTAAGAAAGGCATAGAGATGTATGCCGAAGCCGTGAATGGCGCACAGCCAGACATGGATGCTGAGTCAGCAAAGCTTGGTGATAACGCAAACGACAGAATACAAGCTGCTTCTATGTTTGCAACCAAGTTCTTTCCTGAGGATGCAATGCCAGCTATTGAAAGAATGTGCGAAACACATGAGGGTATCATTGCTCTTGAGTCTGTAATGGAAGCAATGAAGGATGGTTCCTTTGCTGGTAGCGGACAAGGAAGCGCTGGTGCAACAGAACAAGAACTTAGGGAGATGATGAATGACCCAAGATATTGGAAAGATCGCGACCCACATTACATCAAACAAGTTACCGATGGTTTCCAGCAAATATACAGATGAAGTTAGAATAATAAGACGGGGCCAGTATTATCTGACCCCGTTTACAACCGACCACATAGATGAAGTAGTTGAACATCTAAGTAAAGAAAGCCGAAGAGAGCTAAAGCTTCTTGGGCATTTAGACATTCCTCAAGCAATAGAAGAGATGCAGAAATACTCCGAGTGTTACATTGCTAGGAAGGAAGACGAAACATTCCTAGCTGTTGGCGGTCTTTGGTATGACGGAGATCAAGACTTCCCACAAATGTTTGCTATGTTTTCTAATAATATTAAGGGAAACTTCAATGCGATGGCGCGTGGTTCTCTGATGTTTGTTAAGTTCTTTGACAGCACACAGACCCATATGAGCATGACCATACTTGCTGATTATGAGTTCATGTTAAACTGGGCAAGCTGGCTAGGGTTTGAGGCAATGGGTGTTTCGACAGTCGGCCCAAACAAATATGTTGATTTTGTACGTTGCAATCCAAACGAAAATAGTGTTAGGGATGGATCACTACGGCCCGTTACGCACTGAAAGGCCCGAAAGGATACCCTTGTTGAAGTGAAAGAGTGGATACCCGTGTAACTGTAACTTCAAATTAGGACTGAAAAAATGGCTAATACTATTGACACAGCCTTTATCAAGCAGTTTGAAACCGAAGTTCACATAGCTTATCAGCGCATGGGTTCCAAATTACGGAACACTGTACGCACAAGCAATGTGACAGGTTCAGTTGCTCGATTCCAAGTAATTGGAAAAGGCGTCGCAAATACTAAATCACGTAACGGTAACGTAACTCCAATGGAGTTGGCGCATACAACAGTCGAAGCCACTATGGCTGACTTCTATGCACCAGAGTACATCGACAAGCTAGACGAGTTGAAGACTAACATCAACGAACGTCAAGCTGTTGCACAATCTGCTGCTGCGGCTCTTGGCCGTAAGACAGATGAACTGATCTACGCAGCTATGGATGCTGCTGGCGGTACTGCAATTCACGATACTAGCTCTGCACTTGAGATTGCTGACTTGCTTTCATTGTTCGAAACCATGGGACTTAATGACGTTCCAGAAGACGGACAGCGTTACTTGGCGATGAACCCAAAGGGTTACGCTGACTTATTCGCAATAAGCCAGTTTGCTTCTTCTGACTTTGTTGGTGAGCAAAATCTACCATTCGCTGGTGGCATGACCATGAAAGAGTTCATGGGATTCAAAGTATTCTCTACCTCTGCTGTAACGGCTGGTAAGAATATTGCGTATCACACTTCATCTGTTGGCCTTGGCATTAATGCTGACGTTCAAACTGAAGTGAACTATGTCGCTGAAAAAGCTTCACACCTTGCAACATCAATGATGTCCATGGGCGCTGTTGGCATTGACGCCAATGGTATCTGTGAAGTCCTTGATAACAACTAAGAAGGAGACTTAATATGGCTTATAGTGCATCAGGTCTTCACCTTATTGGTGGGGCGTCAGGTCAAAGGCTTTGGTATTATGTATCTGCTGATACCATTGCAGACGCAAATACAGCGGGTTACTTTAACTCATCTGCGTCTATGCTGAATGTAAATGACGTAATCATTACAGTGACATCCACAGGTGGAACGCCTGTTATCACTCATGCTTATGTCAATGCAAACGATGGTTCCACTGTTGATATTACTAACGGCGTTGTCGTTACTAATACTGACGGTGACTAAATAGGGCGGGGGGTTTCGGCCCCCCGACTTTCTTATGCCAGAGGTAGCTGACACAGCAATAAAAATATGTTCTCGCGCATCGATCCTAATTGGCGGTGACGCGATTCAGTCTTTTACAGACGGAACAACCGAGTCTGATGTTGCGGCGTCTATATACGAAGACATTGCAAGATCTTCCTTAACCAATACAAGATGGCGGTTTGCAACTACTCAAGTACAACTGAGTAGACTGACAGACATACCAGCTTCCAGATACTCTGCTGCTTACCAGTTGCCAGCAGATTTCTTAATGATTAACTCATTAACAGTAAACGACAATATTATAGAGTATGACACATATACTAACAAAGCATTTTCTAATGCTGTTGAGACTGATGTTGTCATGGCTGATTATGTATTCAGAGTAAGTGAAGAACATTGGCCTGCTTACTTTGTACTTGCGGTTGAGCTTTCACTTGCAAGTCTTTTTGCAGTTTCTATTGCTAGGGATGCACAGCTTTCTAATGCTATGGAAGCAAGGGCAGAAATGCAAATGAGGAAAGCAAGAACACTAGACTCACAGCAGCAAACAAGTCGCAAGCTAAACACATCAAGGTTTATATCTCAAAGGCGTAGCTAATGCAGAAAGTAAGAGTACCAATAAACAGCTTTCAGTATGGTGAAGTCAGCGATTCTCTCTCAATGAGAGTTGATACTCCTATTTATTCTGCGTCTGCTTCTACAATACAGAACATGGTTGTTATGGCCGAAGGCTCCTTAATTAAACGTAAGGGGCTAGAGAACCACATTAGTCACGGCATAACCTATGATGCTACATACCCAGAGCAATCTGTTTTAGTACCTTTTGTATATGACGATAACGAACAATACCTTGTTTCTATACAGCATCAGGCACTTAAGGTTTATCAAATAGCTACTAGTGGAGCAGTAATCAGTATAAATGTAAACATTACTGCTGGCACAGATGGCGTTGCTGTTCCCTTTGATAGAGAGTTTTTAAAGGAATACACTACAGCGCAGCTAGGTGATGTGCTTTATATCTGTCAC